GCACTGGGCCGCATGCCTGCGCGGGCCGATGTTCCTGTCTACGAAGGCACGCAAGAACTTCAAGGAGTGGTACAATAGTGGGGACAGGAGGAAGGAGCTAGCCACCAAGGATGATGGCTTGCAGACGGGCTACTGGCCGCGCAAGGATAGCCACATCCTGCGCGTGGCCATGCTGCTGAACACGGCGGAGATCTGCGGCACGGCGGCAGACTGGAAGCGGTACCGGCATGATGAAGGAGAGAGCCTGATGGACCCGTTGCAGGAGCTGCCCCCGATCCAGTGGCGGCAGATCGAGACGGCGATGGCGTGGCTGAGAGAGATCGAGGCCGGCCGGGAGCTGTGCACCAGGGAGATGGGGAGGTCGAAGCGGAGCCAGCTCCCGCAGAAGATCAGGCGCATGCTGGAGCGGAGGAAGCGGAATGGCGGGTGGGCCGAGCGGCTGCTGATCGTCAGGCGGATGCACCGGGCGCTCGGTGTCGGCACCGAGGAGTGCGACAAGGCGCTCAACCTCTTGATGGAGACGCAGCAGGTGATGCGCACGGGGAAGGGGAAGGCGGTGAGCTACAAGGTGAAGATCGAGCCGGGGCCGTACGATGCCGACGAGGCACCGACGGGGAGCGGGCCTGACATGGGCGAGGAGCACGAGCCGGTCGAGGAGCCGGAGAGCGAGTGGCAGGAGGAGGACGGGGAGTGATGGAAGTGGTGGTGCTGATAGCTTTCTTGGTGGGACTGGCGAAGGTGGTCGGCTGGCTGGAGGACGAGGCGATCGACGCGAGCTGGCGCTGGGTGTGGTGGTGGGAGGATCAGGAGCACCCCTGGCTGGAGGTGCTGTGGTACGCCATCGGTCTCGTGGCGCTGGTGGGGCTGGTCAGGCTGGCGGTCGAGCTGTAGGGCTAGTGGCGCGGCGCGACCGGCTCCGCGAGCCCGCCTCGGGCGACGGCAGCTCCGAGCTGCGCCATCGAGTAGAGCAGGGCCGGCGGGACGGCACGCTGGAGGAGGGTGCGCCCGCCGGTCCCGATCGAGCGTTCGAGGGCCTGGAGGGCGCGGTTGGCCTCGCGGTACTCGCGCGAGCGCACCAGGGTGGGCATGGTCTCCGCGATGCTGTCCATGGTCTGGCGAGCCATGCGGGCGGCACGGCGCGGCTCCAGGCTGGGCAGGCGCTCGATGACGGACTGGAGGCGATCGAGCGAGCCGCCCTGGGCGATCATGGGGGCGCGAGCTGCTATGGTGCGCTCCGGCACCTCGGAGATGTCTAGCGGCCCACGCGGATTTCTAGGCGTGAAGCTCTCGTTGCGCAGCCGGGCGAGCGAGGCGTCCTCGGGGATGGCGCGGTTGGTGCGGCCGAGGAGGCGGGAGCGGCGGCTGATCTCGGCCGGCGTCTCGCGGGCGGCAGTGGCGGCGGTCTGGCCGAAGACGCGCTCGGCGGGCTGGGCCAGCTCGGGCAGCGTCTCGCCCACGCGAGCGGCCTGCTGCGCGATCGAGGCGGGCTCGCCGGTGGCGAGGAGGCGAGGGAGCAGCTCGGTCGGACGGCGTAGCAGGCGAGCGCCACGCACCACACTGGAGGCAGGGACGGCGGCGACCAGCGGTGCCCAGTCGGCCACGGTCTGGGCCACGTCGCCAGCGGTGCGCGAGCCGGTCACCTTCTCGGTGCCGGCACCGGCGGCAGCACCGGGCAGGCCGAGCAGCTCCAGGCCGGCACGGATCGGGGACTCTTGGAAGGCACCGATGGTGCGGTTGAGGGCAGTGTAGCCGGGGAAGGGCGTCTCGCCACGCGGATCGGGCTCGCCCTGGATCGGCCCCATGCCCATGCGCTCGGTGGTCGCGGCCTCGAAGGGGCGCGGGGCACGAGCCTGGGCAGTGAGCTGCGCCTCGAAGTCCTTGAACTCGCCCGCGTTGGCCATGCGATCGAAGGCGGCGCGGCGATCGGGGTCGAGCTTGCCGGCGCTGTACTGCTGCTTCAGGGATTGGTAGGTAGGTAGATCGAATGGCATCTACTCCTCCTCCTCCGGGGCGGGCTCCGCACCACCACCACGGAGCTGGCGGCGGGTCTCACCTGCACCACGGCCGACGCGCCGGGTGGGCTCGGAGCGGCCGAGGCCGGCGGCGTCGGTCGCCATGTCGTGGATGTCGCGCGAGGAGGCACCCTGGAGCAAGGCTTCCTCCATCAGGTCGAAGAGGTGGAGCAGGAACTGCGCCTTGTTCACGCGCGCTTCGGGGCTGTCGTTCGGGGAGGGAAAGAGATTCTCGCGGGCGACCGTCTGCTCTTGTTGGGAGAGCTGGCCGGTGTCACCGAATGCCTTGACGAGCTGCGGCGCGGAGCCGGCGACGAGCTGGCGGAAGCGAGCTGCGGCCTTGCCCTTGGGGCCACCGCGCGCCTCGGTCTGCTGCATGGTCTCCATGAACTCGGGCGCACCGGGGACGCCCTCGCCGGCCATGGTGAACTGGCGGGCGATCGAGCGCACCACCGGGATGTCCTCGGTGACGCCGGTGACGAACTTGGAGAACTCCGACGAGATCGGGGTGGCCGCACCGATGTCCACCGGGCGGATGCCCTCGGGGTTGTTGCCGGGCACGGGTTCGAGCAGCTCGCGGGTCTGGATACGCAGCGCGCGGATGCGCTTGATCTGACCCTTCTCGCCCGCCTGGAGCTTCGACTGCTCCAGGCGCTCGCGGTTGCGACCAGCTTCCTCACCGAGGAAGCGGCGCATCATGCCGACGGCACGGCGATCGCGCAGCGCCTCGGCATAGGTGAGGCCGCGATCTTGTAGGTACCTAGCTAGGCGAGGGTCGTTGTCGGCAGCGGCTGCCATGTCCTCGATCTGGCCCGAGCTGGGCTTGGTCTCCTGCTTCTCGATCACGCCGGTGGTGCGGGAGCGCGGGCCACCCTTCTCGGTGGGGCGGGCCGGCAGGAGCTGGACGCGGCTCGGGGCGACGCCGGCACCAGGGGCACCAGGCGTGGCAGCCGGGGCCGGGAGCTGGAGCGGCGGGCTCGGGCCAGGGGCGTAGCTGGGGTAGCCGACCGTGCCCTCGGGCTCCTCGGGGCCGAAGAGGAGGGTGCGGTCCTGCTGGAGGCCAGGAGCGGTCGCGGGCGGCGGTGGAGGGGCTGCCTGCGCTGCACCAGGCGCGGCAGGAGCGACGGGAGCCTGGGGGGGAGGCTCCTGGGCCTGGGTGCCGGGTGCGGCGGGCTCAGCGGCCGGCGTCCTGGTGCCACCGCGCGGCTGGGCAGGGGAGGGTAGCAATTTCTGTGCCTGCTCATCGAAGACGTAGGGGGTGCCGTCGTCGGCGGTGAAGCTCATGCCGTCGCGACCGAAGGTGCCGGTGATCGACTCGCCGGTCTGCTCGTCGGTGTAGCGGGCGTACTGGCCGGAGCGGCCTCGCGCGGTGCGCGGATCGCCCTGGGCGGCAGGGGTGGTCGCGGCCTGCGGCTCGCGAGCTGGCGGCTGCTCGCCGGCACCGGCAGCAGGGCGGCGGATCGGCTCGCCACGAGGGACGACGGGCTGCTCCTCCTGCGGCACCGTCACGGGTGGAGGGGGCAGCCCCAAGGTGAGCGGGCCGAGCTTCATCTGCGTCGGCACGAGGTTGCCCATGCCGCCACCCGCACTTGCGCCGCCACCCTGGTAGTACTGCTGCATCAGTCGAGTTAGAAAGCTGGTCTGCTCTGCCTCGGCCTGGTCGCGCTCGATCTTGGCGAGATCGGTGGTCATCACCTGGGGTGGGAAGTTGTGCGGGATGGTGGTGATGTGCGGCAGGATGCCCTCGTCGGCGGGTGAGAGCTGCGGGTAGTCGGCCATGCGCTTGGGGCCGAAGGGGGCGGTGTCTACGTCGCCGCCGCCGTAGCGCATCAGCTTCAGGGTCTCGGGGTCGCCAGCCAGGATCCCCGCTCTCCCTTCAGGCGACTGGATGACGGCATTGCGCAGCGCGGCCTGGCGATAGAGGCTCTCCTCCATCGAGGCGAGGCGCGGGCCGACCGGAGTGAGCGCACCGATGAAGCGGTTGATGGCGTGGAAGGTATCGCTTCCCATCACCGTCTCCCTAGAGGGCCGTCTTCACGCCCAGGCCCTTCGACTGGCTGGCCACCGAGGGGAGGACCATGCGGAGGAGGGCCATGTTGGGGTTCTGAGTAGATGTCAAGAAACCGAGCACGTTGTTCATGGCGTCGAGCGGCATGTTCGAGTAGCCGCGCAGCAGCTCGCCCAGTTGGCCGGCACCCTGGAAGCCGGCGGCACGCGCCTCGGGGCCGAGGGCGGCGATCTGCGCCTGGTTGGCTCCGAGCTGGCCCAGGTTGGAGGAGGCTCCGGCGAGGCCGCTGATGGCACCCTGGCGATTGGCGTTCTCCTGCTGGAGGGCGTTGAAGGCCAGGTCCGAGAGGATCGACTGCTCGCCGGCCTGCGCTTGACCGCCTTCCAGCATGCCACGGGCGGCAGCGCCTTCTCGGGCGGGGGCGAGGGCGCGGCGCGAGGCTTCTTGGAAGGTAGCGCGGCCAGGTAGGGGCGAGAAGGCATCCTCGGCGGCGGTGCGGGCGTAGTCGAGGGCCTGCTGGCCACCGGCGGTGGCACCGGCGGCAGTGCCCTGGAAGCCGGGGAGCTGCTGCATGAACTGGTCGATGGCAGCCTGGTAGCCACCATAGGAGCTACGCGCTCGCGACATCAGTTCATTGGACAGGTTCACCTGGCCGGGGATGATGCTCGACACCATCGGGCCGGCCTGGTTGATGAACTGGCCGGTCGGACCCTGGCCTTCACCGTAGGGAGAATTCTTGCCACCACCATAGCCGAAGCCCAGACCGAGCGGCCGGGTGAAGCCGCCGCGCAAGCCACCGGCGATGGCGAAGGGGAGGTTGCCGAAGGGCGACTTGGTGACCGGGTTGGTGATCGAGTACTCGCCGCTGGAGCCGCTCATGGCAGTGTCTCCTCCTCCTCGGGCGCGTCGGCCAGCAAGGGGAGCTGCATGTCGTGGCCGTTCTGGCGGGCGGCACGCTCCTCGCGGCGACGACGGCGCTCCTCGATGCGGGTCAAGATGAGCGTCACGGGGGCGTGGGCACGCACCTCGAAGGGCTCGTAGCCGAGACCCTTGCGGTAGGTCTCGCCAGGGAGCCGGGTCATCTCGGCGTCCACGATACCATTGGCGAGGGCATGCTCGCACGCGAGGCGCGCCAGGTCTTCGGCCAGCACCGCAGAGCGATGAGCTGGCGTGACGTAGATCCAGTAGGTGAAGGCGACCACGCGCGGGAGGCCGAGATCGCGGCCCTGGTAGCCGAAGCAGTGGAAGCCGATCGCCTCGCCGTCGGGGGTGCGCGCGACCAGGCAGAAGGTGGCCGGGTTGGGGTCGGCCAGCACATGCGCAGCCTGGCGAGTGAACTCGTCCACGGTGGCGGGCGCGGCCATGTCGGTCGGGTAGGGCGGGTTGATCTCCTGCATCATGGCGTGCCAGAGGCGACGGATGTCGGGCAGGTCGAGCAGGGTGGCGAAGGAGATAGTATAGTTAGAGGTTTGCATAGTATACCTCTAGACGAGACAGACTGCGCTCAGGCGGCGGTGCAGGATCTGGAGGCCGCTGCCGCCAGCGAGGAAGGCGGTGCGCACGCCGGTGAGGGCAATGCGGGTCGCGCCCACGGCGAGGGCTCCGTTGCGGTTGAAGCTACGGGAGAAGGGCACGGTGACGGAGATGCCGCCCGTCATCGCCATGCGCGAGATGCCCTGCGCGAACTCCGAGCCCCCAACGCCGGTGCCACCGATGCGCAGCCGCCAGGTGACATCGAACTGCTCGTTGGCATTGCCGACCATCGCGCCGTCCACCTCGGCGTTGACGATCCAGAAGGAGGCAGCGTTGCGCGCATCGAAGGTGACCTCGGCCAGCACGGTCTCGGTGGTACCGAGCGAGTTGAAGGGGTTGTTGTCGTCAATGTGCTGCTCGGACCAGATGACGGCCCCGTAGGCGAGCTTCGCCTTGGTGACCGAGAGATCCTTCAGCTCGGGCGTATCGACGCTGCCCGAGGGCACCTTGAAGCCAGGAGCCAGGTCAGTGCTCTTGATCTTGCCGGTCAGGTTGAGCTTCTCGTAGACGATCTTGATACCAGTCAAGTCTACGTTGATGTTGGCGTCGTCCAGGTGACCGTTCACCACACCGTAGATGTCGTTGAAGTCCTGGTCGATCTCGGCGTCGATGATGTCGAACTTCCCCGATTGCACCTCGCCCACGTAGGTGCGGTTGTTGTTGGCCTTGGGCGGGCGGGGGATCTGCGGCATGGCTAGCTCCCTATCACCTTCCAGCTTACTTTCCGACCGACTCGTGCAGATAGCGCACCTTGCGCTCGGAGGGGATGAAGAGCAGCTCGAAGTCGCGGAGTTCTACCTGGGCCACCGCGCCCATCATCTCCGGGTGCATCGGATCGTGCATCGGGGCGTGGGTGAGCGTGATCACGGCAGACAGGCCACGCGGGCGGATGGCGGGGGTGATGGTTTGTACCTCCACGGGCGCGATGGTGCGGAACTTGGCGTTGCCACGGATGGTGCCCACGCTGTCGCCCTCGGGGGGCGGATCATGGTTCCAGCTTTGAAAGTTGGCTGGGCCAGGAGGCACCGCGATCGGGGTCAGGTGGACGAACTGGCCGGGCATCTCGGCGTTGCGGCCAAGTTCGATGGGTTGAACTGCCCAGGTGTCGCCACCGTCGGTCTCGAAGGTGACGTGGATGTCGGAGCGCACGGCGGTCTGCGCGATCAGGCGCAGGCGGGTGAAGATCTTGGCGAGGAAGGGCTCGTCGGCGTCGAAGCGTCCGCTCTTCAGCACCGAGGTGATGCCGGTGGCGTGGGCGGCACCGGGCATGTGGTCGGAGAAGATGCCGGGCTGGTGCACGCGCACCACGTCGTCGCTCGCTGCGATGGCAGCGTAGCCACGGTCCACTTCGAGGGTGGAGCTGGGATCGGCAGCCATGGCTGAGACGGTGACGCCCGAGTGCGGTCCCCACCAGGAGGGCGGGTTGCCGACACCCTGGCGCAGATCGAGCCACCACTGCGCGATGGGTGGACCACCACCGGGAGCGGGGATGGCGAGCTTGTAGAACTGCTTGTGGAACATGGCGCAGGCGAGCTGGCGCGAGCTGGGCGGGATGGCGCGGATCTCGTTGGCGATCGGCCAGCCGATGTCCTCGGGGTAGCCACCACCAGGAGGTATTAGATATACACTATCTATACCTACGAAGATGGTACCGGAGGGGGTGTTGACGATCGAGTCGTGCGCGACACAGCCCACACGGGAGGACACCTCGATCAGGGTGGCCTGGTCCACGATGGAGAAGGGATCGCCCATGCAGACGAACGTCTTGGAGCTGGTGAAGAAGAGGAGGGGGGAGCTGGCGTCCTGGTCGGTGGTGGTGCCGGCGATGCCGATGCCGGTCACGCGAGCGGGGAGCGGCACCTTGGCGTTGGCGGGGAACATGGTGCCCTGGTTGAAGGAGGCTTGCTCGGTGCCGGGGAGGATCACGTCGGTGGCGAACACCGAGTAGGGATCATTGGCTGAGCCAGCAAATACCACTCTATTTCGCCAGATGACGAACATGTTGCCGGTGCGAAACACATTCACGCCACCCGCCATGGGGACGCGCTGGTCGGTCACGTCGAAGGAGGAGAAGGTGTTGGTCGCGGTGCTGGCAGCGAGGTTGTCAGCTTGCATGCTGGCATACTCGACCGGGAAGCCACGCGGGGCGACGAAGAGGCGGTAGATGTTGTTGGCGGGGAGGGCGACGGAGGGTGAGGTGAAGCTGGCGACCTTGCCAGCCGGGACGACGAGCGAGCCCGCATCGGTGCGGCCGGTGTAGACCTTCTTCACGGTGTCGAAGGCTCCCCAGGCGTAGGCGTAGGTGCCGGTGGGGACTTGGCGGTCGGACTGGTTGCCCGCCGAGGCGTCGCCCAGGGTGCCGGCAGCCGGCGGGCCGAGGTTGGCGATGGCATTGAAGACGAGGGTGTTGGCGGGCGGGTCGCCCATCTTCCACGTCACCAGCGGGTAGACACCGTTGCCGGCGTAGATGCGGTCGCGGAACTGGATCATGCGGCCACGGGCGTTGGTGGGGAAGCTGACGCCAGGCGAGGTGGCGTCGTTGTAGGTGAAGGGCTGCTCCTCGATCGACTGGGCGATGAAGGCGGTGCCACCGGACTGGAGGCAGAAGGCGTAGAGGTAGAGGACACCACCGTCGCGCGCACAGAGGAGGTCGGACACCTCGGTGGTCGAGAAGCTCACCTGCTGCATCAGGGTGGTGCCGGGGCGCTTACCCAGCCTATATGACTGGGTAGGTATCCAGTTCTCTGAACGACTAACTACGCTTGGCCCCAGGAAGGTGGAGTCGATCTCGGTGTTGGTGCCCTGGAATTTACGGAGCCGGAAGGCTTGCTCCGGGCTCTGGCGCGGAGCGGCCATCGCCTAGTCCGAGCGCCCGCTGCCCCAGGTGGGGGTGGAGAAGACGAGCGGGTCGAGCTGGACGAAGGAGGGGAAGGAGCGTTCGGGCCAGGTGGCACCGCGCCACCGCTTGAACATCTCCTCGTTGATGGTGAGCTGCTCGGCGCGGCGCGGGTCGGCCTCGTAGGCCATGGCCCATTCCAGCAGAGCGTCGGTCAAGAAGGCATCCCACGGGAAGGTCGGGGTGTCGGCGTCGTACAGCTCGCCGTTCTGGTCCTCGATCGGATCGACCGCCACGTCGGCCGGCAGGTACTTGTAGCGCAGCTCGCAGGCAGCGGGAGCGGCGGGCCAGGTGCGGCCCGTGTTGGTGGTGTAGTCGATCGTCCACACCCGAGGCACCGTGCCGGAGGCGACTTCGATGAAGCCGGTGCGCAGCATGGCGAAGGTTTTGTGATCCACCTCTTGCATCGGGCGGCGCACCGGGTTGCCGGCGACGGTGAGCACCATGAGGGACTGGTCGTCCTCGGGCTTCACAAATTCGAGCGGCAGGGTGGTCAGGTCGAGGGTGCCAGCACTGGAGATGCTGATCGGGGCGACCGTCCACAGGAAGGGCCAGTCCCAGCCACGATGCAAGTCCTGTAGTATTCTATTTAGACGTACGCGCGCCTGCCACTTCAGGCTGACCGAGTTGTTGCCCACCCGCTGGAGGGCCTGGTCGATCAACTGGCCTCGGGTCATGCGCGACATGCTAGGCTCCGTTGGTGGGCGGGTCGTCGTCCTCGAAGAGGGGGATGTCGGAGATGTCTACGCCCTTGGCGAGCAGCCACTCGCGCTTCTCACGGATCAGCGAGTCGAGCTGGCGCACGTTCTCCCCGCGCAGCTCGATCATGCGCGAGAGGCGCTCCATCTGGCGCTCGTTGACGGCCCAGACGCGCTGGTTGTAGGCCAGGCGCTGCGCGTTCATGGAGTCCATGGTGGCCTCGTAGGTGGCACGGGCGCAGTCGAAGTTGGGCTCGTAGCATTCGAGGGAGATCTGCTCTTCCTCGGTCACTCGACGCTGCACCACCACCCGGTAGGGGCCGTACTTCCAGGGCTCGGCGTGGCCGGCACGGGAGATGAAGGGAGCCTCGTCCAGCGTGGGGATCGGGATCGTCTTCTGCTTGCTGTGCTTCTTGTCTCTAGTAGACATCTCTAGGCAGCCTGTCGTGAGATAGGCGACGCAACGGCGACCGTTGCGCGGCTTGACGAGGACTCTTATTGCTGGCCCCTCCCGCCGTAGTCGTCGGAGCCGTCGTCGCGGGCGATGCGGGCGAGGCGAGCGCGGTTGCCGATCACGCCCAGGTCGATGGTGCGGCCATTTGATTTCAGACGGTTCAGCTCGACCCGCTGGTTCTCGGAGATCATCCACAGCAGGTACTGAGCGATCGAGCTGCGCACGATGTGGGTGCCAGGGTGGAAGCTGCGCGGGCCGAGGACGAAGGGCTCCCCGGTCACGCTGCGCGGGACGGTCACCTCGATCAGCGGCTCCCTGGCGTCGCGCACGTCTTGGATGGCACGCATCAGGCGGGTCAGCTCGATGCGCCGGGTCATCGCAGCCTGGCTGGCGTCACCCGCGAGCATCATGAACTCCTCGCGGTAGCGCAGCATGCGCTTCAAGAGGCCCTTGTCGGACAGCTCGGTCAGTGGCTTGGGGCCATCGGCGGGGCCATCGTCGGGCTCGCTGGGGGTGGGAGCCGCCTCGACCTCGACGGGTGGGCGCTTCGGCGCTTTCTTGGGCGGTGGCGGGGGAGCGTCGTCGTCATCGAGATCGGGGCGGCGTGCCATGCCAGGTACTCCTACTTAGATAGCTGTACGGGCGTATCTCTCATGCCTTGCGGCTAGTTGAACGCGGAGGCCGACTCGACGCGGGTGCCGAAGTCGGGGTTGAGCACCAGGGCCTTGAAGAGCTGCTTCCAGCCGGCCTTGGTGCGCTGGGCCAGGGGATCGGACTCGCTGGCCTGGGCGGGCACGACGTACGTCTTCAGCGAGTCGAGGGTGGTGGCACCGAGGTAGCCGCGCCCCATCACGTAGGAGGTGTGCACGGCGACGCCGGCAGCCGGAGGAGGAGGAGCGACTGGGCCAGAGGCGGTGACGACGAACACACCAGCGGTGGTGGGAGCGCCACCAGCCACGAGGATGAT